AAGCGTGCCCCCCCAGAGTCGCCCCTCCAAGCGCGAGGCTGGTTCCGGTCGCTGCTCCGAGCACTGGCGTCGTCAGCGTTGGAGATGTCAGCGTCTTGTTCGTCAGCGTCTGCGTCGCTGTAAGGAGCGCAACCGTTCCAGACGCATCCGGCAGTGTAATCGTGCGCAGGTCCGTTGGGGCCGCTGACTGAATCGTTGTGTAGTTTGTCGATGAATCGTGATGGAGGACGATTCGCCCGCTCGACTCAAAGGGCGCTCCCGGCCCGAATCCAACGCCAAGATTTAAGACACGATAACCGCTTGGCGCGGTCATGTAAATTCCCGTGTTGGTCAGCAACGCTTGACTGGTCGTTCCGGTGGCCGCAACCATCGGGACAAATCCGACCGAGTTTGTTCCAGAGCTTGCCACAGTTGCGGCGGCGATGCTTGTCTGAAAACTGGCGGTTCCTCCTGTGAGGTAGATGTAGCCGGTCTGTCCTACGGTATCGAGAAGCTCGGAGAGTCGCTTGAAAATTCGGGGAGCGTTAGGCATGTGGTTCTAAACGAAAACACCGCGGCGGCATCACTGCCAGCCGCGGTGTTAGGATTGAGTTTTCTGGTGTCCCTCGTGGTTAGACGCGGACGGATTTGCCAGCACCTTTGGCGCTGGTCGGGGCGTTTGCGGGCGGCCGGTTGATCTTCTCGATCGCCGCAACGTCTTTCTTCGGAGGCATACCGCCGCAGTTCGCGAGCAGCTGCTTGTTGGTCGTGCTTGGGCTTTTGAGGCCGTCGTTAATTTTAGCCATAGGATGTGATTGGTGGGTTTACTTTGGTTCGTGGATCTCGATGCAGCGGTGGACACCTGGGATGTCGCAGTAGTTGCGCAGGTTCTGGATCAGCTTCTCGTCGGTGACCTCGTGGCTTCCCGGTAGGGCGTCCCACGTTGTCTTGTCATGGAAAACACACCGTTGAATCTGTCCGACCTTGACGGTGTAGACTTTCTCCTTCGGTTTGCTCTCCGCCGGTTGTTCATCGGCGAGCGGGTCGGCTGGCTTTGGTTCCGTTGCTGGATCCTTGGCGTCCTCGACTGGCTTGGAGTGGACTTCGTGCGCTGGTTTGGTGGGTCGAGCCATTGTCGTTTGTGACGCGTGTTGGCCGGTTTGTCAAACTTACGCCGTGATCAACTCGAGGTTCTTTGCGTAGCCGAATGCTCCGGCGAACTTCTGCTTCAGGCCAAGCTTCGCGCGGAACTGGCCCTTGTAGGAGTCCTGGCCGGGCAGCTGGATGTTGTCTTCGTAGAGGAGTTCCTCTTGGACCTTCATCGCGATCAGCTGGAGATCGACCACGAACATCCAGTCGTTGAAGGCGACCGCGTTCTTGAGGAGCGGGTGCATCGCGAGGCTGAGTTCGCCGAACGGGGTTTGGATGTTGGTGATGTTCATCCCGAAGACGTTGCCTTCGTTGTTCATGATTCGGAAACCGCCTGCCGCCGTGTTGGCGTAGTCGCTAAACGCTGCGTAGGCTTTTGGTCCGCAAAGCGCGAGCTTGGTGTCGGAACCGTTGGTCATGAAGGTGGACAGCCAGTCCTTGACGCTCTTGAGCGTGTTTCCGCTCGATCCGTTGCCGGAGAGGATGTTTGGAATCAGGGAACTATCTGCGGCGGATGCTGCGTCCAGAGCGGCCTTGAGTCCGCCTGTGGTGTAGACCAGTGCGTTGGAGTTTCCGTTGCTGCTTCCAGTCTCCTGGCCTTTGCCGCCGATCAGAAATTGGAACTCGATATCATTGGCGATTTTTTCCAACTGCTGAGAAATGAGTTGGTTGACCGCGCCTTCCTTGTCGGTGCGAAGGACGTTGTTCTTCAGCGAGTTCGCGAGAAACACGGTGCTGTTGAAGGTCTGGATGTAGTTGGTCAGATACTCGGGCTGCTCGTAGCTGGCTTTGACGGGGTCTGCGCCTTCGGCCTTTGCTGTGGAGATCAGCGTCCACAGCGCGTTGTTGGCGACGCCGGAGGCTGCTGCCGTGGTTCCGCTGCGTCCACGCTCAATGGCAATGGAGTTGCTTGAAGGGTCTGCGGTGACACGGATAATTTCTCCCGAAACGTCGGAGATCAAGAAAGCGTCTTTGTTCAGCACTTGCCAGACGGCCGCGCCGGGCGTGCTCGCGCCGTCGTCAACGACGATCGTGGCCGTGGTGTCATCGTACGCGGCACCCGCGTTGTTGATGTAGAACGAGCGGCGAACTGGATTGCGTTCCCACCAGTTGTAGATCGTGTTGTCCGTGCGTTCCGCTGGAAGACGGGACATCAGGCCGAAAAGGGTCGAGCCGAGGTTGGCCGACTTGCCTTGGCGAACCAAGATTTCATCCATCCACTCGCCTACGAGGTCGGTGGCTGTTGGGGAAGCGTTGACGAGGAAACCGGAGACGTTGGACATAAAGTGGTGCTAGTGTTGGTGGTTGGAGACGGGGCAATATTTGTGTCCGTTTGGACACATTGTCTCTTTCGCGCTCAACACCTGTCTGCTATGAATTACGGCAGATGACCTCTAAACCTTGCACTGGCCTTATTCTTCGCTCTCGTGGAAAATCTGTCGTGATTCGTGCCGCGGTGCAGCGTGGAACCTCAGAAAAGCTGAATCGGCTCAAAAAGACGCTTCAGCTGCATCACAATTCGGTCGGGAGGCTGCTCGATCTGTTTGCCGACGTGCTGGTCGAGGCTGCCGAGGGGATTGATCCGCTCACCCTGCGACGGGAAGGGTATGCGCGGTTGTCGCCGGCTGCGGTTCGGTCGATCCGCAAGTCCACGGATAAGATTCTCTCGCTGGCGATGGAGCACGGGGTCAGCGAGTCGCTGGTGGTGAAGATACGCGCGAGGGATGCGTATCGGTGGGTGAGGTAGTTTTAATTCCCTCGAAATCGGGGGAATTAACGCAAAACCGCCGCACCATTTCTGATGCGGCGGCCCATGAAACAAGCACTGAACTAGTAGGAAGCGATGCCCGTTTTAATCGACTGGCATTCTGCTGTCCAGAATTATCTGCGCTGGCTGATGCGCTGGATGATGGCCTGCTGGGGGCTGACCGCCTGCGGGGTGCCGTGGCCGCCTGGTCGGTGCGCTGCCGGCGGGGCTGGGCGTGTTTGAATCGGTGCGGCGGCGGGTGGTGTGGCTGCTGCTTGCGCGGGTTGTGCCGGCGGTTGCTCGGTCTTTCCGTCTGGGGATAGTCCGAGGCGTTTGCGGACGTTGAAGGCGATCAGGCTGTTGGGGTCTTTCGCGTGCAGGTCGAGGAAGGCGGCGTCCTCGGGCGTGGCCTTGCTGTTCTGCTGCTTCCACGTCAGGTAGTTGACGTGCTCGGCGAGTTCGTTTTTGACCGCTTCCCGCGTGGCCTTGCCGTCCGGGTGACCGCTGATGTCTGGGTACGTGTCGGCAAAGGCTTTTTCGGCCTCGAAGGTCTTTACCTTCTCGCTCATCTCGAGCGCGGGCTTCAGGGCTTCGATCTGCTCCGCGAGTCCTCTTGCCCATTGGGCGTTGATCTTGCGGTCTGCCAGTCGTTGCGCGGCGATCTTGCGGTTGATGATCCCGACGTCTCCGCTGGCCATTGCCTGATCAAACTCTTCGGCGGTGATCCCTTCCTCGGCGATCGTCTTGGCGATGAATTCCTCGTCAAGTTCGGCGTCGGTCTTGATCGGGGTCTCGATCTTCGGTGGCTCCTCGACCTTCGGTGTTTCGGTCTTGGCCTCGGCTTTCTTCTGCAGGTCGGCGTAGTGTGCTTCCCATTCCTCCGCGGTGCGCTCCTCGTTGCCGATCTTGATCTTTGGTTTCTCGGCGGGTTTCGGTGGCTCGACCTTGGCTTCTGGCTTCTGGACGGTCTCGGGATCGACCTCGGGGTTGTCCGCAGGCTTCTCGACCACTGGCGCTGGCTTTGGCGCTTTCGGCTGGTTGGCCGGTGCCTTCGGTTTGAATGTCTCGGGCGCGACGCGTTTCTTGAGGTCGGCAGTCATGGCCTTGACCTGCTCTCGCGGGCTTTTGGAAAGGCCGAGCGCTTCCTTCACGCTGACGATCTTTGGTTCGGGGCGGGTGTTGGCGTTCGGTTCAGCGATGGCGGGCCGTGTGGCCTGCTCGGGCGCTGGTGCGGGCGTTGATGGTGCCGGCGTTGCGGCCGGGGCGGGTGCAGGTGCTGGTGCGATTGGGTCTGGCATAAATTATCAGGGGCGCGCGATGATGAGCGCTCGGGCTGTCTTGAGTCCGTTGATCTGGCCTTGGATAGTCTTCAGGTCGGCCTCGGAGCAGCTTTCCAGATTGGTCTGAAGGAGGCGCGTGCTGTTGACGATCCTTTGCTGAAGGACGGCGTGCATGATCTGGTCGCCTTCCCATCGGTCGATCGCGATTGCGACCTCGTGCGCGCTGATCCCGAGTCGTTTGGCTACGATGTCGTTCAGGGTTGGCTCGGGCATGGTGCGTTGCAGAATTTACAGGCGGTTCCGGCCGCGGTGGCGGCGTGGCATGTTTCGCAGTTCCACCATCCTCCGGGGTAGATGCGCTGCATCGCTCGGCGGTTGAGTTCTTCCCGTTCCTCTTTTGACATCGCGGACACTCGGCGGCGCGCTTCGTTGCAGGCGCGTGCGATCTGCTTCTGCATCTTGCGATCGCGCCAGCGTTTGAGTATGCCTTGGAAGACGTTCATTCTTCACTTTGTCGCACCGAGTGCGATTTCGCACAACGTCAAATTACCGGATATATCCCGAAAATACCTTTGGACACAAGGATTATTTTGATATATCCCCAAAATAGTTACAGGCCGGGATGCTTGAACATCACCGGCCTGTATCGGGCGCGTAGCTTAAAGGTAAAGCACCCGGCTCTACATCTGTGGTTTATGCGAGTTCGATTCTCGTCGCGTCCAAAAATTATGCCGCCAGCAACGTCTGGCGAATCCATTCCGCCCGGACTTTCCCGGCCTTCTTCGCCTTCTCGGCGATCAAATCAAATTCGCTCTCGTTCAGTTTGAGGAGCAACGACGTATGGCGCGGATTTTCAGATTTCGGGCGTCCACGGGGACGGATTTCTTTTTTTTCTGTGCTCATTTTTGGATATACGTTAATACCGCAACAAATGCGGTTTTCAAATCTCTTTTTGTATGGGTGGTTCTGAGTTTGTGAATGACGTTCCAAGTTGGAAAACCCGGCTCGTGGCTGAAAACACCTCACGGGATAGGCTGATAGAAATCGTGGCGGTCGCACCTGCCCATTTTCCGCAATCAATCGCCGCGAGGATACTTTTGGACGAATTGGATCGGTTCATAGCGACTCCTTCTCCATCACCACAAAATAATCACCGTCCATATCGCGATGAAAATTGGTATAAAAAGCCACGAGGCATCATCTTCCTCGGTGCCATCGGAGCGACTGTCAGTTTGCTTATTCGCGCGGTGTTGGTTCACTGCTTTCCACAGTGGTTCAAGTAGCCTGCTTTTGTTTCTGTTTTTCAAATTAGGGCACTACCAATTACCGCAGGCGTCGCGGTTTGTGGCGGCGGCTGCTGGGCGAGCGTTGGGTCTATGGGATTTCCCATAGACGGGGCGATCGGCATTCCCGTTGCCGGGTCAATGCCTGCTGGTGCTGGGGCGGCATAAATGCCTTGTGCCATCTGGGTCTCGCGCAGGTTCTGCATCGCCTTCTCGCGGCTGATGATCGCCTTCTTCATGTTGAGCCCGCTGATCTTGGCGGCCTCGAACATCGCCCACTTGATGTCGAAGTTGCCGGGGATCGATGGGTCGAAGAACGGGGCAAATGCAGGGTTGGCGAATGCTTCGATCAAGCGCGCGACTGCCTCGCCCTTCTTCTGGTCTTGGCCGGGCAGGCTGCCGTCGTGCGGGGTCAGGTCGAATTCTCGATCGATGTCCGCTTGTGCAATGGTCATCGCGACGGGTGCCTTCTTGTCCGGGTCGTATTCGTCCTGCTCGCCGGTGATCCTGATCACCATCTGGTCCGGCATGTACTGTCTGAAGTTCTCGACGAACCGTTTGGTCTGCGGGACGAGCGCGCTCTCGGAGAGGCAGCGGGCCATCGTGCTGATGCGGCCGATCGCCATCTGCTGGACCTGGTCGAATTGGCCGAGGGTCTGGCTTGGGTCTTCGGTCTCGCCTTGGATGCTGGCGTGTGCTCCGGTCGCCTTCTCGGCGTGCTGGATCCACATCTCCATTTCCTCGTAAAAGCGGGCGGTGGTGTCGGTGACCGGGATCTGCTTGATGATGTTGTCGAACTGGACGCCTGATCCCATCTCGGTGACCTCGATCACCAGACCGGTTTTGTTCGGGTCGAGGAACTGCTCCATCTTGCACAGCGCTGGGTTGCACAGGAAGATGTTGCCGGCTCGCGCGACGTTCTCGGCGTGGCGGCGTTTGAGTTCGTCGATGAAGTCTTGGATGGGCTTGATGATCAGTGCCCAGCTTGGACCGAACTGCATGTGGGCGTGCGGTCGGCCTTCTCCGATCGCGTAGCTGAACTGGTCGTGTTTGTTGCTGATGACGTTGACCGACAGGAGTTCCTTTTGTCCGCTGTGCAGTATCTCGATGATCTCCTCCTCGTCGTCTTCGTAGAGGTCGATGCTCTTGGGTTTGATTCGGATGTAGAGCACCCAGCATTCGACGACTCCGCCGTCGTCCTTGTTGATCGCTCCTCCGGTGACTCCTGTCTGGCCGACGGGTGTGCCGCGGCGTTGGCGTTCAAAGAAGCTGCGGGACGTGCTGGTGATCGAGTTGGATCCGATGAGTGGCGTGGTGGCGTTGTTCCCCTGCTGCCGGGTCTTGAGGCGTTCGACGACCTTCGGTAGCACGTAGAGCGGGTCGGCTGCGTCGAGTTCGCTGCGGCGCTTGAGTTCGTGCCACGGGATCATCACCCGGTGGCCGGCGAAGCGTCCTTCTTGAAACCGGTGCGTCGGCAGCATCGGGTCGCAGATGAAGTCGTAGGGCGAGACCAAGTCGATCTTGTTGTAACCGGGGCCGGGCACGCGCTTCTTCCTCCACCGCGTGAGCTTTGGGTAGACCATGATCGGGGTGCCGTCCCTGCGCACGCGCGGCTGGCCTTTGGCGTTGATTCCCTGGACCTGCTCTGCCGTGATGTCATCCTCCTCGACTGGCTCGACCTCGATCTTGCTCTCCTGATACCACGAGTCATACATGATCCCGCGGTTGAAGGTCATGGCGTCCCAGCACCAGAGAAATCCCTGCGTGTAGGTCGCCTGCTGGTTGTCGTTCCAGCGCAGGAGTTCGTTCATCGCCTTGGCGGCGTCCTCGTCACCGTCCTCGCGTGGCTCGACCTTACGCGCGCTCGGGCCGCCGAACAGGATCTGGCTGACGAACGTGGCGAGCGTGCTGATCTCCGTGGCGGTGCAGGGGTGCCGGAAGTTCCTCGATGCGTTCCGGTCCAGCTTCTCGAAGTCGTCCTTGGTCAGCGCGCTGAAGCATTGGACGAGGTCATTGGCGGCATCTAAATCCGGGATGTGGTAGCCGAGGCTCTTGGTGCCGGCGTCGATGTATTCGTGCGCGGTCTTGGCGAGCTTCGAGAACAGGTTGGCGTCGTATCTTGGGCCTGTTTCGTTCAGGCGCGCTGCGAGGAGTTTGTCCACGGGTTACTGGATTGGCTTCTGTTTGGGAGGCTGTAGGGCTTTTGGGATCGGCGGCGGTTCGTTGCGCGAGAGCACGATGTCGCTTCCTTTCAGGAGGTAGATGCTCGATCCGTCGGCCTGTAGTTTCACGTCGAGCGGGAGCGGGTATTGTGGGTTTCCGGCCGGGCCTGCGGGCGGTGCGCCTGCTCCCTGTGGGGGCATGCCTATCTGGGGCGGCATCTCCATCGGGGGCGGGCCTGCTGGTGCTGGCGGCGGTGCTCCCGCGGCTGGTCCTGGGCCTTGTGGGAGCGGCGGCATCAGGTCTGCGCTGTTGAGCGGCATCCTCTGCATTGCGGCCACCTGCATGGGCATAGATGGATCGGGCATGGCGGCTTAGAGTTCGGGGTCTGCGGCTTTGCCCATACCGAACGACTTCGGGCCTTTGAAGCTGGGTTTCGGTCGAGGCGGCATCGCCTTTGGCTCCTCGCTCTCCATGCTGGCGTCGGGGTCGCCCGCCATCTCCATCTCGTCCTGTGACGGCTCGGCGCTGAGTGGTTCGGCCTTCACTCCGGACTCGCTGTTGTCGCTGATCCGGATCTTGACCGTGAAATATGCGCCTGGTTCGGCGTCGGCGAAGTTGAGGAGCGCTGCCTGCTCGGGGGTGAATGTCAGGCCGGTGTCCTGCATCTCACCCGTCAACGGGTCAGCTGCGGGCTGCGTGTTGGCTGGATCGGATGTTATGAAATCGGAAGGTTGTGCCATAGGTTTGGGTGCCTGTCTCGCATGGCATCGGTCTCTTTACAAGCGGAAAGCCTCGCATCCTTTCAGATGCGAGGCTCTTGAGCGGGATGGTCGTAACCCCATCAAGCCTTTGGCAAGAATTCGTCGGCTATCCAGAGCGGACGCAACTTCTACGGGTCTCCGGGTATGAACAGAAGCTCATGTCCTGTTGGTGCGCGGCCAATCTTTTTCCCGTTTCCGCTCAAATCGTCGAACTCTCGGCAGTGGCGAGAGTTGGCTTCGGTATCCATCGGTCAGCCTGCCCGTTGTGAGCGGTTACGACTGCGCCTCCTTCGATCACGAAGATGATGTCGGCGTGTTTGAAGTAGCGCGCGGGCGTGCCGTGCGCGAGCAGTTCGTTGATCCGGTAGCGCTCCTTCAGTTCCATTTCCTCCGCGTCTTGGAGCCGTGTGGTCATCCGGTTGATGATCGTCTGGTCGCCTTTGTTCGAGCCCGAGCGTTCGCGGAATCGGTCGATCGCGTGCTGGGTGACGTGCGTGCATCGGCCTTCCACGAGCATTTCCCTGCGCAGGGTCGGGGTGCCGGCGAAGTCTTCGACCTGCGGCAGGATGGCGTCGATTCGGGCGATGGTGTCCGCGCAGTGTTTGCGGAGTGCTTTCAGCTGCTGGATCATCGCACGAGCAGGACTCGGAATGCTCCCTTGTGGGCCATGATCTCGCTGGGTTCTGTGCTCGCCAGTTTGAGGTATTCGCAGATTGTCTCGGCCGCTCGTCCGTCGTCCGTCGGTAT